GCGTCCGCAGTTCGCCGGGTTTCATAAACGCAAGCAACGCTGGGCATGTATCGTCGCCCACCGCCGCGCCGGAAAGACGGTGGCCTGCGTGATGGATCTGATCGACGCCGCGCTTCGATGCTCAAGGGACGCTGGTCGATACGCTTACATAACTCCGACATATGCACAAGCCAAAGACATTGCGTGGTCGTATCTCAAACGCTTCACCGCCGGCATTCCGGGAGTGGAACAGCGTGAGAGCGATTTGATGGTGACGTTTAACAACGGTGCCAGGGTCAGGCTCTATGGCTGCGACAATTATGACAGGCTGCGCGGCACATATCATGACGGGATGGTATTGGATGAGTTCGGCGACATGGACCCTCGCGCGTGGCCCGAAGTGTTGCGTCCGTCGCTCTCCGATCGTCAGGGTTGGGCCGTGTTCATAGGTACTCCGAAGGGCCGCAACCATTTCCACGATATCTTTAAATTGTCGGAGAGCACGTCAGACTGGTTCTCCCTCGTGCTGCGGGCTGACCAGACCGGCATATTGGACCCGGATGAGTTGGCGGACATCCGCAAGATGCTCACAGAGGACCAATATAGCCAGGAAATGCTCGTTTCGTTCGACGCGGCAATCCGAGGTTCGATCTACCGTAACGAAATGCTGGCCTTGGATGTGGACGGTCGCCTCTGCGGCGTGCCTTACGATCCGGCGGTTCCCGTCTGGACTGGTTGGGACTTGGGCGTGGGCGACGCCACCTCGATCATCTGCGCGCAGCTTGTCGGCCGCGAGGTGCATGTCATCGACTATTACGAGGCGACCGGCGAGCCGCTGACCCATTACGTGCAATGGCTCGACAGCAAGCCATACCGCTACGGCACCGACCTGTTGCCGCACGACGCCGGCGCGCGTGAACTCGGCACCGGCAAGACGCGCGAGGAACTGTTGCGCGCCAATGGCCGCAAGGTCCGCGTGTTGCCGCGCCAGGACATCGATGACGGCATCAACGCGGTCAAGATGCTGTTGCCGCGGTGCTGGTTCGACCGGGTCAGGACGGAGCGGTTGCGCGAGTGCCTCGTGCATTACCACCGCGATTTCAACGACCGCATGGGCGTGTTCAAGGACGCGCCGGTGCATGATTGGTCGAGCCACGCGGCCGACGCCGCCAGGACACTGGCCATGGGGCTGCGCGAGGCCCGCCCCGAGAGCATCGACAGCATCCTGACGCGTCCGCTGCGTGAGCCGGTCACGATGTACGAGGGCCTCGGCAATAACTCCGCGTGGATGGGCGTGTGATGTGCTTCTCCGCCGCATGGTTCGTGTCATTGCTGATCTGGCTCATCGTCGTGTGCGCGGTGGTCGCCATCGGCCGCATCGTACTGCCGATCGTGCTGGGCTGGCTCGGCGTCGCGGGCAGCGTGGTGATGCAGGTCATCAACATCATCCTCATCGCGTTCGTGCTGATCGTGCTGATCTGGTTCTGTTGGGATCTGCTGACCTGTGCCGGTATGCCGAGGGTGCGGTGAGCAAGCCCAGACCAAGCACGCCGGATGTCATCGCGGCCATGGAACTGTTGTTGACGAAGCGACAGATCGAAGCCGTGAAGGAGATAACCGCGGGAGGCAGCGGCAAGTTGCAGGCCATTCGGGAATTGGTCTCTCATGGCATAGCCGCGCGTGAGAGCGAGCAACGCGCGTTCAATCAAAAGGTGGTGACCATACTAAAGGCCGACCTGGATCTGCGGTCTGCGCTTGGTGACAGCATCGTCTTTCGCGCCCGTTCCGGGGACGCGGTCAGCAATGTCTGACGCGGTTGTTAGCGCCGTTTCACGCGAACCTAACGCTCGTACAATCCTCGGATGCGTCCGCAAACAGACGTTTGATCGCGTTCCCGATGACATTCCGGGCGGAAACGCGCCACTTTTCGATTGATATCATGAGTTTTGGTCAATGACGTGGCGGAAACGGTCGCCAGTTGGGTCCGCACCAACCTCGGCGTGGCGGTCGCCATCACGGCGGTCATGGGCACCATCCTCGGCGGCGTCGTCGCCGGCACGCTCTGGGTCGGTTCGATCGCGCATCTGGAAAAGCGGGTCGATGTCATCCGCGGCGACGTGACGATCATGCAGGGGACGATGTTGGAGAACCGCAAGGTCGTCGCTGACGTGCGCCGCTCGCTGGAGGCCAGCGACGCCACCACGCGCGAGTCACTGGCGCGGCTTGAGGAACGGATCAAGGCACAAGAGAAGGCGAAGTAATCATGGCCCATACGCCCACGACGCACAAAGACGACGACGATAAAAAGCCCGCGGCGAAGACAACGGCGGCTACGCCGCGCGACACCAGCGCCGACCAGACGCGCCTGCTGCTGCTGCTCGCCGGCGACTGGGTCAACAACGACCGCACCCACGCCCGCGAAATCGCGGCCCTCGTCGCCTCGCTCACGGCGTCAGCCGGGCCGCCGGTCAACGTCGATGTGCCGCACGTCACGCAGACCGGCGCGGTGCTGAACTGCACGATGGGCAACTGGCAGGGCGAGCCCACGGCTTACGCTTACGCATGGCACGCGGATGGGGTGCCAAATGACGGCACCAACGCGACGTACTCCGTCACGCCAGAGGATGCCGGGCACAGCCTCGCCTGCGTCGTCACCGCGACCAACGCCATGGGCAGCACGGTCGCGCCCATGAGCAATGCCGTGGCGATTCCGGCCGTCTGACGCCGTGGCCGCGTCCGACCCGACATTTGGCGTGCCGACCCCAACAGGGGTGCTCCAGGGCTGCGCCGCGTTCTCGTGGGACGGTAGCCAGTGGCAACCCAGCGGGCGCGCGGGGCCGTCCGTGGCAACGCCCACGGGGGTCTTGCGGGGGGTCGCGGCGTTCAACGGTGGTCCATCGTGGCAACCGTCCGCGCAAGCCGGCCCCGGCGTGGCGACACCGACCGGCGTGCTTGATGGGGTCGCGGTCTATACGTGGTCGGGATCGCAATGGACGCCCTCTGGTGGCGGCCCGACATCCTCTACCTCGACCGGGGCGCTGCGTGGCGTCGCGGCGTTCAACTGGGACGGAACCGCATGGCAGCCGGCGGGACGCGCGGGGCCGGATGTCGCGACGCCTTACGGCGTACTTCAGGGCGTCGCCATGTTCGGCTGGAACGGCAGCGCCTGGGCGGCGGTCGGCGCGCCGTCATTGTCGTTGGACTTCATGACCCCCGGCGCGCTCGATCCGCGCATCACGTTCACCCGCGCCAGCACCGCGACATACACCGACAGCACCGGAACGATCCAGACGGCGGCCACCAACGCGCCGAGGTGGGACTACGATCCGGTGACGCATCAATTGCGCGGGGTGTTGATCGAGGAAGCGCGGACCAACAGCACGCTCGACAGCGGTAACGCGGCGACATCGAACTGGAGCAAGACACAGATCGGGAATGTCGCGCCCGCGGTGACAGGCAATCAGGTGACCGCGCCGGATGGCACCCTGTCCGGCGCGGCGCGCGTTGTTTATCCGGCGGTGACGGCGGGGACTTCCAGTTACATTGCTCCTATTGGGCCGCTCAGCACCACTGTTTCGTTTACGTTCTCCATTTGGTTGCGTGGGAACGCCGGTGGCGAAAACCTGTATATCATGACGACATCGGACGGTGTTAACTACGCCAGGACGCTATGCGTATTGACAACGCAATGGCAACGGTTCTCGGTTACATCACCAAATACGCCGCAACCGGTTATTTATTGCCAGATCGGTGTTGATTTACGTGACGGGGGCCAGTCCGCGAAACCCGCGCAAACCCTCTATGTGTGGGGGGCGCAGGTCGAGCAAGGCGCGTTCGCGACCAGCTACATTCCCACGACGGCGGCATCGGTGACACGGGCGCAGGACAATTGCGTGATCCCGGCGGCGAACATGGCGCCGTGGTTCGCATCGCCGGGTGGTTCGTGGTTTGTCGAGTTCATGTCGTCGCTAACTTTTGGCGCCAATAATCGTATTATCGGCGTGGGTGGAGGGGCCGGCGGGCAGACGCCTTTGTTTATCAGCAATGGTAGTCCGACTTTGGATCAGTATGACGGGGTTGGAGTACTGGCGACAGCTAACTCCAGTTCGTTTGGTTCGGTCATGAAAGGCGCTTCGGGTTACTCGCCATCGACCGGCAAGATATGTTTGAACGGTGGTGCTGTCGCATCGGGCGCGATGACTGGAGGGTATGCCTCCCTTGGTGGTTTCGGTTTTAACATACTTAGTAGCCAGGATGGCTTCACCACTGGCTATATTCGCCGCGTGTCCTACTGGCCTCGCGTCCTGTCCGACGCCGAAATGCAGCAGGTGACGACGTGAACGATCGACCGGGTTACCCATGGTCGGAGGGTGACGCGTTGTTCGCCGACGAACTCAATGCGGCGATAGCCAACGCGGGCGCGCCTGGCGGCGCGGAGAACGTAATCGGCCATGGCGCCGACCCGACTGGCGTAGCCGACAGTACAACAGCATTCCGCGCCGCCCTCGCCACTGGCAACGATGTCTTCATACCCAAAGGAAACTACGTCATCATCGGCCAACTCACGATGGCCACCGGCGTTCGCGCGCAGGCGCTGCGCGGCGCCGGACGTGGGACGGTACTGCTGATCGATACGCGGTTCGATTCAACCGTGACAACCGGGGTCCTGGTGCTGACCGGCACGGGAGACGTGAACGACAAGCCGCCCGAGGTATCAGGTCTTACGTTTAAGTTCGCGCAACCGATCGACCTGATAAAATCAGCGACGGCGACCTCGGCGGCCGGGACAAATACCGTGACGATCAATAACGCCACGGGCGTCGTCATCGGCATGGCCGTGGTGGATGCGTGGGCACGGGCGGCGATAACCAACCCGGTGTATCTCAACGGGCCGCTGGTTACCGTTTCCGCCGTCGCGGGCAACGTCGTGACGTTGAGCGCCAATATAGCGGCCCCCGGCGTTACCATCGGCGACTCCATTCAGTTCGCGTCCGTCCGTTCGATGTATAAGACGCTGGCCAACAATCCCACGGTGGGACCGGGTGGAACCGGCGTGCGCTATCCGTGGGCGATCTACAACAGCACGGGGCAGACCACGGTCCTGCGCGATCTGATGTTCATCGATAGCTGGAATGGTATCTATATCCGGGGATCAGGGTTCCATATCAGTCAGATTTACATGAGCGCCTTCAATATCGGTTTGGACATCGATCAGTGTTTCAACTTTCCGTCCATTTCTGATTACCGTTTCTGGTTGTGGGGATTTTACGGCAACGTCGGCGCGACGAAGGATGTCACGGGGGCGGTTTATTATGATGGACAGACGGTAGCCGCGAACTTTGGCGAGACTGACGGCGTGGGGATATATGATTTCCAAACGTGGTCCGGCATCGTCAATCTCACGACGGCATGGACCTGGGGATCGTTTACTAACCTGATGCTGGATGGCGACAATTCCAATCTGAATGTGCTTTCCACCAACGGAAATGGGTTTGTTCAGATAGCGAATGGATATTCAAGCAAGGGAGCCTTCTCGACTGGCACTCCAGTCGTCGTGAACGCCGGGCCGGGTTTTCACGCCAAGGTGACCAATTTCGATATGGGCGTGGTACGGCCCGGAAATGGAATCCTCGTGCAAGGTGGCACCTTACAACTGAGCAACAGTTATCTTTGGGACGGGATTCAGGGCGCCATCCCGATGATAGCTGTCTCCGGCGGGGCGCTGTATCTCTCGGATACGTTGCTCGACGCGAGTGGTTCGCGGACTGACACCTATATTTCCGTAACGGGGACCGGCGCGCTGCGTATGCGCGACTGTGATTTTGTCCAGGCACCCGGCGCGGGCGCGAATGGCGTTGCCGCCGGTGCCGGTAATTCTGTTTCGCTCGCGGATGTGTCGTGGAACGGTTGGCGGGTGAACCTGCCGGCGGGAGCGAACAACTGGCTCCCCGTCTCTCCAAGCTATGCCAACGACGCGGCGGCGGCGGCGGGAGGGGTGCCAATCGGCGGCGAGTACCGCAACGGGTCGGCCAAGATGGTGCGTGTGGCATGAGACCGCGCGCCCAGCACTGGTGCCCGGCCTGCGAGCGGTTCGTGTTCGTCTGCGATCACTGGATCGCGCCGCCGACGCGGGTGACCGCCTGATGCCCCCCGCCCCTCCCATCACGCCGGGGATCTTCGGTCCCGGCGGACTTGGTTCATGATCCGGTTGCCAAAGTCTCGTGAAGAGCGAGGCATGACGCTTCCCCGTAGGGCAACGGTCAGGTCCACGACGGGCGGCCATCCAACCTACCCATGGGTTGACGGTGATGTGCTTTACGCCGACGCGCTCAACGCGGCCATCGCCATCGCGAATGCTGGCTCGCCGGGTGCCGTGAACGTGCTGGACTACGGCGCCGATCCAACTGGCGCCGCGGACAGCAGCGCGGCGATCAACGCCGCCGCTTCTCAGATGGGACCGAACGGCCATCGCAAGGCCGTCTACCTGCCAACCGGGACTTATCAGGTCAGGCATCAGATCATTCTGACCGATGGTCAAACCCTGTTCGGTGACGGCGAGGGTAGCACGAATATCGCGGTTTATGACAGTTTCGACGCCACCGCGTCATCCGTCATTCTTTGCACCGCTTCCTTTATCGATCCTGGCCCGACCATTCGCGATCTGACGGTTTGGTTCATTCAACCGAACGACCTGGCCAACCGTTCCACGATGAAGACGCTCGCGGCTGGCGGCACGTCGACCACCCCTGGCACCGGAGTTCAGTATCCGTGGGCGATTGACACGCAAGGCAATAGCGGCTGCGTCCAGGTCCAACATGTTGTCATCCAGGGCGCGTGGAACGGCATCAACGCCGACAAAGCGTGTTACTGGATCGATGGACTAAAGATCAGTGCTTTTAATATTGGGATCGCCATTGGCGGGACGACGGCCGCCGCTGTCCTCAATTGGTCTCATATGAGCGATGTCGAGTTCTGGACATGGGGCTTGCCGAATACTGGACAGGTTAACGTCTACATGGACGGCCAGACCATCGCCATGCGGATCGGCGCGATGAATGGCCTGACCGCGCAAAACATAAGTTGCTTTTCGTCCAGGCTGGTATTCACGTCGGATGCGACCGGCGGGTGGTTCAGTTTCACTAATCTCGCGATGGACACGGATCACGCCACGATCGAGGTCGCCGACGCGAAGTTTCTGCAGTTCTCCAATCTGTATTACGCCACGGGCGCGACCGCGACCAAACCCGGCCTTGCGTTCGCTGGCAACGCGCGGGTGACCATCGCCGGATTTTATACTCACTCCACCTCGCCGTTTCCATTATTGCAGGTGTCTCAAAACGCCGATGTATCACTGGTTGGCGCGGTCATGTTGCCATACACAGTGACGATCACGGCCATTCAGGTATCCAACACGGCGACGTTGCGAATGAACGGCGTGAAGATTTACCCAGGCAATGGCACATGGACCGCGCCGCTGATCATGCAAAACGACACGAGTAACCTGCAGATTAGCAACGTGGACGTGATCACCGCGCTTGGTTACAGTTCATCGGGAACGGCGGTGCAATACAACAGCGATCAGCCGGGCAATTATCTGGGTCCGTTATCGCTCAAGGCGGGCTGGTCCGTCGTGGGCGTGCTGCCGAGCACCACCATCGCGACCAGAACTGTGATGCCCGCGTTGTGTGCTTCCACGACCTACGCCAACGACGCGGCGGCGGCGACGGGCGGCGTGGCCGTGGGGCAGCTTTACCGCAATGGCAGCGTCGTTCAGGTTCGGGTCGTCTGATGCCACGCGCCACCAAAGGCGACGCCGAGATCATCCGCGAGGGCAAGGAGCGATTCACTCGGTGCGAGGCATGGGAGAGACAATGGAGGGAAAGAGCCCTTTTTGATACTAAGTTCGCTAACGGAGACGCGCATAATCACTTCCAGTGGGATGCTAATGTTAGAACCGATCGAGGGAGTAGGCCAAGTCTCACTTACAATCAGGTTAGACAGCATAACAATCAAATCATTAACGATGCGAGACAAAACAAAGCCCAGGTGAAGGTGACGCCGGTCGGCGGTCGCGCGTCATACGAGGCCGCGCAGGTGTTCTCCGGCATCATCCGGCGCATCGAATACACCTCCAAGGCCGTGGATGCTTACTCAACGGCGACCTACCATCAGGTCGAGAGCGGCATGGGCTACGTCCGCGTCGAGACGGACTATGTTGACGACCAGAGTTTCGACCTCGACCTGTTCATTCGCCGTGTGCCAGATCCGCGTTGCGTCTACATGGACCCTGATACGAAGTCCTACGACAAGTCGGACGCCGCGTTCGCGTTCGTGTTCGAGGACATCCCGAGAGATCGTTACGAGGAGGAATACGGCAAGGAGGACAACACCGCGCCGGCCACGTTCGACCAGACCGATGGCTGGAACGACAAAGATCACGTCAGGGTCGCGGAATACTGGCGCCGGGGCGAGGCCAACCGCACGATCCACATGCTCGACAACGGCGCGGTGGTTGACGACGACGAAATCCCCGAGGAACTGCGCGACGAAGTCGAGAAGCGCATCGTCAAATCGCGCGATGTCAGCGAGCCGGAAATCGAGTGGTTCAAGATCGCCGGCGACAAGATCGTGGACCGGCGCGATTGGCCAGGGAAGTACATCCCGATCGTGCCGTTCATCGGCGAGGAAACGGTGATCGACGGTGTGATGGACCGCAAGGGCCACACGCGGTCGCAGATCGACGCGCAGAGGATCTACAACTATTGGGCCTCCGCGGCCGTCGAACAGGTCGCGTTGCAGACCAAGACCCCGTATATCGCCCGCGCCGACGCCATAGAGGGGCGGTTGGAGCAATGGTCTACCGCCAACGTCAAGAATTGGTCGGTCTTGGTCTACAACGGAGTGGATGAGGCCGGGCAGCCCATCGCCGCGCCCACCCGCGTTGAACCGCCGACCATGGCTCAGGCCTACATCCAGGGCATGACCATCGCGCGGCAGGATCTGATGTCGGTGACGGGTCAGTATCAGGCCGAACTCGGGATGCCGAGCAACGAACGGTCGGGTGTGGCCATCCAGCAGCGGCAGCGCCAGGGCGATACGGCGACGTATCACTACATCGACAATCAGGCCAAGGCGATCCGGCAGGTTGGCCGCATTCTGATCGACCTGATCCCGAAGATCTACGACGTGCGGCGCGTGGTGATGACGCTCGCCGAGGATGGTAGCGAGGCGAAGGTCGTTGTCGCGCCGGACGCTCCGGAGGCGCACCAGAACATGGGCCAGGGGCCGGGCGGGCAACCGGCGGCGCTGTCGAACGGACAGGCGCAGCAGCAGGCGGAAGACCCGGAACAGCCCGACCCGACCGTGATATTTAATCCACAAATTGGAACCTACGATGTTGAAGCGGATGTAGGCCCCTCGTATGGGACACAAAGACAAGAGGCCGCTAATGCGTTCTCTCAAATAATGCAGCAAAATCCAGCAGCTTTTCAGGTTGTTGGGGACTTTTGGGCTGCCAATTCCGATTTTCCGGGGGCCGATGAGTTAGCGGATCGTCTGAAGCGCGGTCTTCCCCCTCAATACAAATCCGGTCCAGACCCCCAGGTTCAAGCCGTTACCCAGCAAGCCCAACAAATGCAACAGCAGGCCCAAGGGTTATTGCAAAAAGCAGATGCGGAAATTGCCACGCTGAAGGCCCAACTTGTTCACGCGCAGGAGCAAGCCAAAGACAAGAGCCAGGAACTTGAGACGGACAGCTATAAAGCGGAAACAGACCGCCTGAAGGCTATCGGCGCGGTCGATCCGATGCTGGTGCAGATGATTGCCCGTCAATTGTGGGAGAATATGCAGCAGACGGACATCACCCCGCACATCCAGAGCCACGCCGCCCTTGAGGGCGCGCTACAGGGCGCCGCGATGCCGCCGCCACCGATGAACGGGACCAACGGACAGGCGCCGTCAGGACCGGCTCCGGGGAGTGGCGCATGAGCGAGGACGCCGTCGCCTCCGTCCAGGCCGCCGAGATCCAGCGCCTGCGCGCGATCATCACCGAACTGGAGGACGCGGGCGAGCGGTTACGCGAAACCGTCCGGATACTGCGCGCCGATGACCTCAACGTGATGCGTGCCCGTGTTTATGAACTGGAAAACCAACTGGCCGAGATGCGTGGACGCGCCGCCGACGCTGAAACGGAGCGGGATCTGGCATTCGCCGAGATCGCCGTGCTGCGCGGCACCATGGCCCGCCCTGAACCAGACGACGACGGCCCGGTCACGCTCATCGAAGGCACGCCGAACGCACCGCGATGAGCGACACAACCGATATCGACGCCATGGTGCGGAATTGCGTTCACAATCTCCAGGATGATGGGACGCCATATGTTTACAATCCGTATCCATACATCCCTGATGAACTGAATACGGAGCCATGTCCGTTTTGCGGCGGCGAGGCTTCCAACTTCTGGAATGACCATGACAAGGCCGAACCAAGTTGGGTTGTTACCTGCGGCTCTTGCGTCGCCAATGGGCCGCCCGGCGAAACACTGACCGACGCATACAACGCCTGGAATAACCGCTCATGAGCGAAACAACAGACCAACCGCCCGTCGTTTCCGACCCCGGCGGCCTTCCGCAACCCGCCGTTCCCGATCCCCCGGCACCGGCCGACACCGGCAACGCGCCGGAGGGCGAGGCGCCGGAGCACAAGGAACAGCCCGACCCGGAAGGCCGTCGCGTCGCCCAGGTCCGTGCCCGGCTGGCCGCGGCGGAGCGTCGCGAGGCCGAGCAACTCGCCGAACTGGAGTTCTACCGGCGGCAGGCGGCGGCCATACGGCCCGAGGACGAAACGCCGGAGCAGCGGACGCAGCGCGAGCGGGCGCAGATCCGGGGCGAGGTCGAGCAGCAGATCAGGACCGAGACATTCCACCAGCAGGGCGCGACGCAATACGCAGATTGGAAGCAACGTTGCGACGACCTCGTGGCGATGGGCGCTGATCCAGGCTTCGCCTCGCTGCTGGTCGAAATGCCCGGCGGCGAGGGGGTGCGGGTCGCCGCGGCGCTGGCGGCCGACCCCGACGCGGTGCAGCGCATCGCCAACCTGCGGACGGAGAGGGCTCGCGCGGTGGCGCTGGGCAAGTACGCCGCCACGATCGAGGACGCGCCACAGACCCCCTCCAGGGCCGCCGTGAACGGCAACGGCGGTGCGGCACAGGCGCCCGTTGTCACCCGCGCCCCGGCGCCGATCCGCCCGGTGACGGGACGCGTGTCGCCGGTGTTCAACGAGTATACGGCCACGGCGCAGGAAGCCGTGGACTACTACATGCGGCAGAACCTGGAGAGACAACGGCGGTGAGCAAGGAAACCGTCGAACTGCATGAACGGGTCGCCCTGCTGCGTGCCCGACTTGGTTCGGAGGAGGCGGCCGCGGTAGGCGATATTCTGGATACGTTGTCAGCCTGGGTTTTCAGGTTTGACGACGAGATTGACGAACTCGACTCGCGCATTCGTTTCCTTGAACACCTGCAAGAAGAACAAGAACGCGAGGACTAATCGTGCCTACGGGCAGCGGGCCGTAACACCGCGCGACGTGCCGAACCGAACGGGTAGCGGGTCCGACAATACCGCGTGGCGTGCGTATCCCGGCTGATCGCGTGGCTTCACGAAGGCGACGGCGGGCGAACGAGGTTCCAAGAACCGCTTGCGGTGAGGAACCCTTTCCCGTAGTATCGCCTAAGGATAATCTCCCATGCCCGCCACTAATACCCTCCTGACTATAAATATGATTACTGCAAAAGCGCTGGCTATACTCCATCAGAAATGTAATTTCATTGGCGCAATAAACCGTCAGTTGACCACCATCTAGCTGACGTTAAACCCCGTTAATTGCTGGAAACTCCTTAGAGCCATCGCCGCTACAGCGCCAGCCAGAAATGACAAACGCGACAGCCAAAAAGTTCGATGGATTGGACAATCAGCAGCCAAGCCGCTTCCATGTGCCGGTTAATACCAGTATGATGATGCGGAAGGTTCAACGACTAGCCGAAAGGCGTAGGGTCAAGCGGCCCGAAAAGCGGGGGCTATACGTGCCAGCAGCGAGACCATTGGCTCTCCGGTTCGCGGAGAAGGTGACGCCGCACAAGAGCGGTTGCCATCATTGGACAGGGTCCATCATGCCGAACGGCTATGGCCAGATCCATTCCAGCGGTCGAACCGCTTACGCGCACCGCGTTGCCTGGGAACTGGCCAACGGTCCGATCCCAGATGGCGAGTTCGTGCTTCACGATTGCGACAATCGGCGTTGCGTTAATCCGGCCCATCTGCGGCTGGGTTCGTTTCAGGACAACATGGACGACATGACGGGTAAACTCCGTCACGCTCATGGCGCCAGGAACGGACACGCCAAGCTGACTGTCGCGGAGGTCAGGTTGATCAGGTTCATGGGTGGCAGCCACAGCAGCATCGCCAAGCATTTTGGCGTCACTCAATCCCTGGTGACCATGATCCGCACGCGGCGCATATGGAAACACGTATAGTAAGATATAGTCTGGCCTGCCGAGAGATCGGCAGCAGCGAAAGCGGGTCAGGTCGTAGCGTATCTGACCGAACACAAGCGATGATGATAGCTTCGCCAACTCGGGCGCCAAGATCGGTTCGACGCTGCGCATCCGCCTGCCGGTGCAATACACCGTCAGCACCACCCCGGCGTTGTCGTTGCAAAACACCGTGGAAACGCAGGTCAGCCTGCCGATCACCAATCAATACCACGTGGATTTCTCGTTCAGCAGCGCTGAACTGACGCTGTCCATTGACGACTTCAGCGCCCGTTACATCGAGCCCGCCATGGCCGTCCTGGCCGCCCAGATCGAGGCGACGTGCATCGGCATGATGTGGCCCACGGTCTACAATCAGGTGGGTGTCAGCGGCGCCGCGCAGACGTTCAAGACCGTGTTGCAATCGCGTAAGTTGCTGCTCGACAACCTGACGCCGCAGTCGAAGCAATGGCAGTTGAGGATCAACACGCAGGACAACGTGGACCTCGTGGATGCTCTCAAAGGCTTGTTCCAGCAGTCAACGCAGATCGCGCGTCAGTACACGGACGGCGTGATGGGCCTGGCGGCGGGCTACGAGTGGGCCGAGTCAACGCACTTCACCACGCAGACGCGCGGCGCCGAGAGCGGCACCTATACGACAGCCATCACCACGGGTCAGAACACCGGCGGCACGCTGGCCGTCATCACCGGCACCGGGGCGGGCAACGCGGGCGATATCTTCACCATCGCCGGGGTGTTCCGCGTGCATCCCGAAACCAAGGTCAACAGCGGCGTGCTCCAGCAGTTCGTGCTGACGGCGGCCTACGCGGGCGGCGGCGGCAATATGAGCATCGCGCCGGCCATCAACGCCGTGATCGGCAGCCCACAGCAAAACGTGGTTGTGCCCAGCGCCAATGCCACGGCGGCGTTGACATTCCTTGGAACAGCCTCTACTGCGACTGGACTGTCGCTCGCGTTTCATCCGGACGCTTTTACTTTCGCGACTGCGGATTTAGTGATGCCCGGAGGCGTTGACATGGCTTCCAGAGTAGTGAAGGACGGCATTAGTATGCGAGCAGTTCGTCAATACTCGATTTCAGATGACACAATGCCAATCCGTATCGATGTGCTTTGGGGAGCGGCGGCATTGCGCCCGCAATTGGCTTGTCGTCTCGTTGCTAACTGATTGATATTCTTCGATAAAGAAAGACGATAACATCGTGTCGTTTATACGCGATATTGTCTTCCAAGAAGCGGCGTCATGGGATACAGTGTCTGTGCTGAAAAGGAGCATGGACACTGTGTCACAGGATACGATCGAGGCGTGGCCTTTCTGTTGCGTGAAGGGCTGCGACGAGCCGACAATTTCTCTCGGCTTTTGTGTTAACCACCTGCGGCGGAACCAAAAGTATGGTTCGCCGGTCGCGTCATCGACGATGCCATGGTTATGGAAGCGCCTCTCGTATGACGAGCGGTTCGCCGTCAATGTGACCAAAGGAGACGGTTGCTGGTTATGGCAGGGCGGCAAGGACAAGGACGGGTACGGCCTGTTTAACGCCCGGTTCGAGGGTGTCGCCCATACCAGGGCGCATCGCTACAGCTACGCGCGTTACAAAGGCCAGATTTCTTCGCTGCTTTTTGTCTGTCACACCTGTGACGTGCGCGCCTGTGTGAACCCCGATCATCTGTTTCTCGGAACGAGCGCGGAGAACACGGACGATATGATGGCGAAGGGGCGGCATCGGACGCCCGAAGGCGAAAAACACTACAAGGCAATTCTGACCGAGGAACAGGTCAAAGTCATTCTTGGCGATCCGAGAACCCATAGCCGGATCGCGGATGATTACAACGTGTCTCGCACGACGATCAGCAGCATAAAAGCCCGCCATTCATGGCACGCTCTGGGGCCAGAGAAGGGTGTTAAGGCGAAGCGAATCAGTCCGCGTCGAGGCGTTAGCGATAAGGTGACGCCGGACATGGTGCGGGAAATCCTGGCCAGCACGGAGCGCGGCATCGATCTCGCCGGTCGGTTCGATATCACGCCGCAGATGGTCAGCAATATCCGCCACCGTCGCATGTGGGCGCACATCGAAGGGGATGCGGCAAAAGTATCCGCCCGAAGGGGCAGCGCGCACCACGATGCGAAACTATCAGCCGAGGACATCAGATCTATCCGTGCGAGCGCGGAAAGCGGCCCAATTCTGGCAGCGCGATACGGCGTGACCCACAATCACATATCGGCCATTCGCCTGCGTAAGACCTGGAAACACATCGAATGACCCTGAACTCCAACGGGAACGTCGCATGACCATCGCAAACGACATCATCTTCCTGTCGCTTCGCAATTCTGGGGTCAACGGCATCGGCCAGACACCGATGCCGGATGATGTGAATGATTCACTCAAAGTCCTGAACGCGTGGATCAATGAGATGAACCTTGAGCGGATGGTCAAGGTCAATCGTATCACGTTGCCGTTGTTTTCCGATCTGACGACCGACGTGGCGTTCTGGACGCCTTACGAGCACGTCCTGTTGACGGTGATGGCGGTTCGGCTGCGGCAAATCTACTCGCTGCCGCCAGTGCAATTGGACGTACAACTGGCGGCGTCCGCCGTCGCGGCGTTCAACGCCATCAACCAGCAGCAAGTGGCGCCGTTCCTTCCAGCACTCGTGGAGACCGTCGAGCAGGCCATCTTCCTTGCCCTGCGTCTCGCCGGCCGCGTCAACGATCAACAGAGCGTCGCGAATAACAGCAAGGATGTCTATGACGCTTTCGGCCTGTTGATGATGATGCTTGGCCAGTGGGCGCGCAAACGGTGGCTGGTCTGGAACGAAGTCGAGACATCCGTCGTTTCCACCGGCGCCAACTATTACACGATCGGGCGCGGCCTTGATTTCAACGCGCCTCGGCCGGACAAAATCCATTCGGCATGGGTCACCATAGGCCCAGGACAATTCGGCGATGACGGCGCCGTGTTGTCCGAGGAACTGCCGTTTCCCCTCGGCGCCACGGCGGTGCCGCGAACGCCCAACATGGTTGACATCCCGCTCGCTATCATCGAGGCGAAGGAAGACTGGGCGTCGATCTCCATCAAAGACCTCAAATCGATTCCGGCGGCGGTGTTCTACGACAGCGGCTTTCCTACCGCGCGCGTTTACTTCTGGCCGGTGGCGCCGGCCAGCACCTACCAAATGCATCTCACCGTCAAGGCATCGTTCCCGGATTACAATGACCTGAGCAACGACCTGGGGCTGCCCCCGGAATACACGGAGGCCATCGTGAACAACCTGGCGTGCCGGATCATCGTGGCGTCCGGCGGCCAGATATCGCCATTCCTCGCCGGGCAGGCCAGGGCCAGCCTGGAGACCATCAAGATGGCGAACGCTCAGATCCCGCTGTTGAGCATGCCCGCGGCGCTGTCGGGACGGCGCTCGGGCGATGTCAGTTCGTGGAGCGGTGGCGGGCTGAACCAGGCCTGGGTAACCGGTGGCGGGAGCGTCCTGTCATGAGCGCGGCACGCCCGTTGGCGAGGTTTGGCATCCCGCCTTTGATCGGAAGCGTTCCGGACGATCTCAGCGGCCCCGGCTATCCCTGGCAGGACGGCGACACCCTGTATGCCGCCGACCTCAATGCCGCCATCGCGCTCGCCGAAACGATGCCGGTGCCGATCCCGCCGATCCCGCCAGGACCGCCCGGCGCCATCGGGGACGGCGTGGCTGACGACACGGCGGCCATCCAGGCGGCGGTCAATGCCCTGGCGACCTCGGGCGGCCGCGTTTACCTGCCTGCCGGCACGTACCGCATCACGTCCCAGATCAACTTGCCGCCGCGCGTCTCGGTGACCGGCGCCGGACCCGCGTCACGCGTCGCCCCGTCCACGGCGGGACAGGCGGCCTTCTCGATTGTCAGCACCACGGCCACCGATACTGACACCGTCATCTGCGAGCTTCAGATCGCGCCGACCGCCGCCAATTGCGTCGGCGTCACGGCCACGCTCTGCAATTACCTGAGACTGTGTTGCCTGACCCTGACCGGCTGCGCGGGCGGCTCGATCGTCCTGGACCGCTGCGCGTATTACGGCGTCAACGATATCTTCGTGCGTTCCTCCATGTCCTTTCCTGGCGGCATCGTGTGGTGCCAGTCGTCCGCCTGGAACAGTGTTTCGGGGGGCGTCCTGGGAGGCAACGGCACGCTCACCCGCGTTCGCTTCAGCCCGATGACGGGATCGGCTTTCGGGCAGGCCGCGCCGGTCTGCATCCTGCTGACCTCGCAACCGAATACCAGTATCACGCAATGTTCTCTCGCGTGGGGCGCCTACGGCGGCGGCCCGATCTCTTTCATCGTTCTGGAAAATCAGTGCCAGGGCAATGTCGTCTCCGGCAATACCTGCCTCGGCGTTTATTCCGGCATCACGCTGCGCGTGGGGACGATGATCAACGCCGTCATGCCGTCCTACATCACGATCGAAGACAACGTCGTCGATAGTTTCGGCGGCATCGGAATCCTGGTCTCGGCCACCGCCGGCCAGCCGTCGATCGGCAATATCATTTCCGGCTGCTCGGTCACAGAACCGCAGCAGATGGCCGCCACCGCCGCCGTCGCGGCGGGCGGCAGTGGCTATGCCGTTGGCGATATATTGTCCGGGCCGGTCCCCGCCGCCGTGCAACAGGGCGCCGCCGTCATCCTCAACGTGACGGCGGTTTCCTCCGGCGCCGTCACCGCCGCGACGATCTATAACGCCGGCCTGACGCAGACGCCGCCAACCAACCCGGTGGGATTCACCGGAGGCGGCGGGACCGGGGCCACGTTCAACCTGACCTACAGCGCGGCGCAGGCCTGCGTGTGGCTGGCGCACGCCCCATTCAGTTCGATACGGGGCTGCTTCATGGAATCCTACAGCGGTGTCGCCACGGGCGACGGCATCGCGCTGCAAAGCATGACCGATGCTCAGATCACCGACAACAACATCACCGGCCTGGCCGCCGGCGTTTTTTGCCTCGACGCCAATTGCGCCCGCCTCCTGATCGGTATGAACGACCTGCTCGGCAACACCACCGCGTTCGGCGGCGCCGCTCCCACGACATCGCGCCTACAGGACAATCTCGGTGTTCCGTGGCTGACGACCACGCCGGCGATGCCCGCTTCCGGGGTCGCGGTCACCAACGCCGCGCCATATCCGCAACAGGTTTTCATTACGGGGGGAACCGTGCAGAACATCAGCTATCTGGGCGACCCCATCGCGGATACCACGTCCGCCGGCTCGATCATCCTGACGATCCGGCCAGATCATACCATCGCGATCACCTACACCGCCGCGCCTACCTGGGTCTGGGTGCCGATGCTGTGACACGGATCGCGCTCACCGGGGGAGCCTATCAGGCGCGTAGCGTGGTCGCGAGCGCCCAGAGATCGTTGAATCTGTACGCCGAACCAATGCCCCAGGCGCAGGGCGAGCCGATGCCGATGGCGCATTACCCGACGCCGGGGACGTGGCTCGCGGGGACGATTGGGCCAGGACCGATCCGCGGCATCCACCAGACCACATGGGGGTTCGTTTATGTGGTCTCGGGCTCGGGTTTTTATCAACTCAATCTCAACCCATTTGGTTCGGTGCATCTCGGCGACATCACGCCGGGCCTGACGACCCCGGTCAGCATGGCCGACAATGGAATCGTGCTGGTGATCGTCGATGGCTCGGCGAACGGTTGGACGGTCGATGAGAACACCAACACGTTCGCGCCGATCAGCGACCCGTCCGGCATGTTCGTGGGCGCCGACAAGGTCGATTACCTCGATACGTTCTTTTTGTTCAACAAGCGCGACACGCCGCAATTCTATTGGAGCCTGTCCAATTCCATCGACTTCGATCCGCTCGCGCTGGATTTCGCGGACAAGGAATCGTTTCCGGATCTGCTGATCACGCTGATCGTGGCGCGGCGCGAAATCTACCTGTTGGGCACGAAAACAACGGAGGTCTGGTTTCACTCCGGCCTCGACGACGCGAGCGGCGCCGGCTCGGAGTTCAGCCCCGTGCAGGGGGTGTTCATCGATCACGGCATCGTGGCGAAATACAGCGCCGCCGAATACGACAACGGCATCTACTGGCTGTCGCGTAACCGCCAGGGTCAGGCCGTCGTCGTCACGTCGTCGGGCTACCGCACCGAACGGATATCGACCTACGCCATCGAAACGGCGTTTCAGGGCTACTCCAGGATCGATGACGCCATCGGCTGGGTGTATCAGATCAATGGCCACGCGTTCTACGTGTTGACGTTCCCGGCCGCCGATAAGACGTGGTGTTATGACACCGGAACGAAACTCTGGCACGAATGGTGCTGGATCGACGCCAACGGGACGGAGCACCGGCATCGCGCCAATTGCTTTTGCGCGTTCGCCAACATCCTGGTCGTGGGCGACCGGGAGAGCGGCAGCTTGTATGTGCTGGATGACGGCACCTGTACGGACGCGCACGCCGCGGCCATTGGCCCGATAAAGCGCGTGCGCTCGTTCCCGCATATGGTCGCGGACGGCAGAAGGATTTTCCACCGGGAGTTTCTCGCCGACATGGAAACCGGGACGGCGCCGAAGCAAGGGCCGGTGCCGGACAATCTGCTGGTGTCGTTGGACTGGTCGGACGATCGCGGGCACCGCTACGGCAACCCGGTGACGCAGGCCATCGGTGGCACCAGCCCGACGCTCGGCGCCGGCGGGGACTATTTCACCAGCTTGCAATGGCAGCGCCTGGGGATGACCAGGGACCGGGTCTACCGCCTCTCGTGGACGGTGAACGCTCCCACCGTGCTGCAAGGCGCGTGGATCACCGTGGAGACCGCCGACGCGGAAACCGCGCCGGCACCGGCGGCGGGGGAATAGGCCATGGCGGCGCCGATTGTCGTCCCTGAACTGCAATGGTCCGACGCCAACGGCAAGCCCTATGCTGGCGGCTCGATCACGACCTACGCCGCCGGCACCACGTCGCCGAAATCGACCTGGACCGATCCCGGCCTGACGGCGCTCAACACCAACCCCGTGGTGCTGGACGGCGCCGGCCGGTCGCTGATGTACGGAGACGGAGACTACCGCCTCATACTCCGCGACATCGCCGGGAACCTGATCCTCGATTTCCCCGCGACCACGATCGTCTCCGCCGCGATGGAGCCGGTGGTCTCCGCGCCCACGATTCCAGACGCGCTCGCCATGCTGGGCGTGTCCGCGCTCATCAGCGCCGAGGCGACGGCGCGCAGCAACGCCGACACGGCGGAAACCAACGCGCGGGTCGCCGGGGACACCAACGAAGCGAACGCCAGGGCGGCGGCTGACACCATATTGCAGACGAACATCGACACCGAGGCGGCCGCGCGGGCCAACGCCGACACCATCCTGCAAAACCAGATCAACGTCGTCACCGGCACGCCGGCGGGCGGCAAGCCGGTCACGATGCAGAGCGGGACCGCCACGTCCGGAAGCGCGGGCGAGATCAACGTGACGTTCCCGGTCGCTTACCTGCTGCGGACCACCGATTTCGAGGTCTATGCCGGGGTGACCTACCCCAACGCGGTGTTTGACAAGACGACGCTGTCGGGACCGGGGTCGATCACCACGGCGGGCGTGGTGGGGACGCTGATGGATCATCCCGGCGGCGGCGGCGGACCCGTGGCGCTGCCCGGGCAACCCTACACGTGGTACGCGACGGGATACTGATGGCCAGGGGCGCGCTCACCGCCGCGTTGCCGTCCGGGCCGTTCCTGGAGCCCTCGGGAGACCTCAGTTCCTCGTGGCGCGGTTTTCTGATGAGCCTCTGGGTCCGTACCGGGGGCGCCCTCGGCCTCAGTCCGGCGGTGGTGCAAGGCAACGTCGAGGCGGAGGCGGTGACGCGGGCGAACGCCGACGCGGCGTTGCAGGCGAACATCAATGCCAACGCCGGGACACTGCTGCCGAAGCCGGCGGGCGGCGTGACCTGGACGGCGGGCACGGGGTTACCGACCGCGTCGCAGCCGCGCGGCTCGCTCTACAGCCGGTTGGACGGGGCGGTGGGCACGACGCTCTACGTGAGCCGGAGCGGCGGCGCGTGGCTGCCAGTGGCGGGGGTGTGACGGCCTCCCCGCCCCCCTTCGTCGTCTTCGCGATGCCCAGAAGCCGCACCAAATGGCTCAGTCAGTTTTTGTCATACGGGCCGTGGCAGGTGGGCCATGACGAGATACGCCATTGCCGCTCACTCGACGACGTGGCCGCGTGGCTGTCGCAACCGTTCACGGGCACCGTCGAGACCGCCGCCGCGCCGTTCTGGCGTCTGCTGCCGCCTGACGTTCGCGTCGTCACGCTGCGCCGCCCGGTGGCCGACGTGGTGGCTTCGCTGCGGCGGGGCCGCCTCGCATTCGATGATGCCGTGATGACGCGGGCGGTCGAGGGGATCGAGCGCAAGCTGGACCAGATCGAGGCGCGGGTGCCCGGTGTTCTGGCGGTGTCGTTCGCGGATCTGGCGACCGAGGCGGGGAGCGCGCGGATCTTCGAGCACTGCCTCGGATTGCCGCATGATCATGCGTGGTGGGCGGCGTGCGATCCGATCAACATTCAGATCAGCCTGCCGCACCTGATGCGCTACTTCGCGGCGCACCGGGAGCAAATTGAGAAGCTGATCAAAGTGGCGAAGCACCGGACGCGGGCGCTGATGACACGAGCGACGGTCGAGCCACCCGAGGGCGTGACGTTTCAGTGCGAACCGTTCCGCGCGTTCTACCGGGACGCCGGGCATCTGTTCGCGGAGCATCTGACACAGACCGGACAATCGCCCGACGATCACGCGCGCAAGAACATAGCACTTCTGGAGATATTGGACGACGCCGGAATGTTGCAGACGATGACGGCGAGGATGAACGGTCGCATGTTCGGATATTTGCAAACAGTCATAGGCCCCACGCTCGACGCGCCCGACGTGGCGCAGGCGTGGCACACGATTTTCTTCGCCTCCCCCGACATCCGCGGGCTCGGCATGAAGTTGCAACGCGCGGCGCTGGCCGCTTTGCGGGAGCGTGGCGTGGACGAGGTGATCATGCGCGCCGGCCACCGCGGTTCGGGGCCGCGGCTCGGCACGTTCTATCGCCGTCTCGGCGCCGAGGATTTCGGCCAACTTTACAAGCTGGAGTTGAACTGATGGGTCTCGGAGTGGCGGGAACGGCGGCGGCGATCGGAGCCGCCGGAGCGGCGGCCAGCGCGGGCGCCTCGATCTATGGTTCGAACAAGGCGGCGGCTTCGGCGAAGTCGGCGGCGAACCAGCAGCAGCAGCAATACCAAACCACGCGCGGCGACCTGCAACCGTACTTTCAGCCCGGCCAGGACGCGGTTCAGAACGCGCTGACGCTCGCCCAGAGCGGGCCGACCGGCGGCGGCCCCGATTACGTGTCGCAGGCGGCGGCGAACATCCCGCCGCAAATGACGCAGGCACAACTGGAGGCCACGCCCGGCTACCAGTTCACGCTCGGTCAGGGGCTGAAGGCCACGCAGAGCGCGGCGGCGGCCAAAGGGTTGGGCGTATCGGGCGCGGCGCTGAAGGGCGCGGCCACCTATGCCACGGGCCTCGCCGATAAGACGTATTTGGACCAGTTCAATGCGGCACAGCAACGGTTCGGCGATTATTTGAATCTCAACACCGGCCAGCAGGGTAATTTAACCAATCAGTTCAATCGGCTGAACTCCGTCGCCACGCTGGGGGCGAACGCCGCCGCCGGGTTGGGCTCGCAGGGCACGCAGGCGGCGGCCAATCAGGGCAACTACCTCAACGCGGCGGGGATCGATCAGGCGCAGGGTGTCCAGGGCGTCGGCAACGCGTTCGCGAGCGGCGCGAACAACTACCTGGCCTACAATGCCTACCAGCAGCGCACGGCGGCCATGCCCGGTTATGCCGCGGCCAATCCGACGATCGGCGGTTACACAGGCACCGCCGTCGTTCCGTCCGCTGACCCATATGGCCGCTTTACCGTCTGACGGATGAAGGAAAGGCGCGATGTCCGACACGCTCAACCAGCTTATCCGCGGCCCGGCGGCGACGTTCAACGCGGGCGGCGCGGTGCAGGTCAATCCGCTCGCCGCCGTCATGGCGGGCAATCAGGCGGCGCAGGAAGAGTTCAAGACGCGCGGGCTACAGGCGCAGCAGGCGCTTGGCAACATTCTTCAGCAATCGACGGACCCGAACGGCAACGTGGACTATCAGGACGCGCAACGGCGGGCGGCGGCGGCCGGCCCGGTCGTGCAGATGGGGATGCAGTCGTATCTGACGAACAACGCCCAGTTGCGCGGGGCGCAGATCAATCAGGCCGGGGCGTTGCACAGTCTCGTCGGTAACATGGCGGCGTCGCTGATGAACGATCCGTCTGACGAAAACCTCGCGAAGATCAGGGCATCGGCCGCGACACAATTGCCCCCAAGTGCTTTGACGGAGATCGACCGGATCGGGGCGTTACCGCCCGAACAGCGCGGCGCTGAGGCTTACAAGCATGTCGTCGCCAACCTCGATACGCTCCACCAACTTGCCACGACGCCCTATGGAATGCCGGAGAGTGTCGATACGGGCGCCGGAGGGAGAGTTCCGGTCCAGACAAGTCCCCGAACCCCGTGGAGCTCAGGCGGCGCCAGCGTGTTGTCCGGCGGCGTCGGGATGGGCATGACACAGGCGCAACTCGATCAACCCTATACATACACCGACGAGAACAACAACGTGGTTCACACCACGGTCGGCGAGCATCTCAAGACCATGGGCATAACCCCCCAGGTCGGCGGCAATCAGATCGGCGGCGGCCAACCGGGAGGCGCACCGAGAACACCGCCCCCGGCCGGCACGCCAGGCTCCAACACGCCGCCCCCTCCCCCGGCCGGCACCACGGCGCGCCCGGCCAGACCGCCGGCGTCCACGGCTCCGGCCACCGGACCTCAACCCCCGCAAACCACGCCGCCAACCACCACGCCCCCGGCCACAACCACCGAACCCACGCCCCCACCCCCGGCGGGCAAGAGCATCGGCGGACCAAAAGCTGGATCGGATGTCGATATCGCGGCCTACAAGGCGGCGCAGGCGGCGATGCCGGATCAGCAGAGAAGCCTGCAAGCGGGCACCGCGGCGTTGCAGGCCATTCAACTCGCCCGCACCGGACCCGGCACGGGGACATCCAACGCGATGAAGGCGTTCATGGTCGCGCAAGGCATCGGCGGGGCCGATGCGATCGACGGCAGCACCGAACAATACCAGATCGCGCGCAAGAACCTGTTGCGGTTCGCGCAGTCGAACGGCGGCAAAGTCGGCACGGATCTCGGCTTGTCCACGCAACTGGAGAGTAACCCGAACGTCGATACTTTGCTCAACAGCGTCAACGACCACATCCTCAAGCAGGATATCGGACTGGCGCGGCAGCGCATCGCGCAGACCATGACGGCGCCCGGCCAGGGCGGCACGGGCAAGACCGAGTTCGGCCAGGGCATGGGCGAGCATGTGCAGAATTTCACCGCGAAGACCGACCCGGTCGCGTTCGCCTGGGACTTGCTGACCCCGGCCGAACGTCAGGAGCACCTCGACCAGATCGCGAAACAGGAGGGCGGCCACGCGAAATGGGAACGATCGATGAAGATCGCCCGCGACACCGGCGCCTGGAGCAGGCCGGCCACGCCACCCCCGGCGCCACGCGCGGCCACGCCGCCACCGCCCAATCCCCTCACGCCGCCGTCAGCGCCCTACTGAGCCGTGCCCACCGTCGATACGACCAGCACGCTCGACCCTGACCAGACGGCGCCCCCGGATGCGCCTGACCCTTCGCCCGCGCCATCGGTCGGTGACGGAATCGCGGCAACGGCGGCGAAACTCGCCGGCCGCAACGCCGTCACGATCCGCCAGTTCTTCCAGCAGACCGGGCAGGATCTGGACCCGCGCCAGTCGAACTGGTGCGCGGCCTACGTCAACGGCCTGCTCACCGCCAACGGGGTGCCGGGCACGACCGGGCCGGGCAAGAATGTCGCCACCGGCTTCCTGAACTGGGGCGAGCCGGTGGAGGGCGAGCCCATGGCCGGCGACGTGCTGGTGCAGCCGAAAGGTCATCCGGCCGGCAGTACGGGCGGACACGTCGGTATCGCCCTCGGACAGGTCGCGGACGGCAAGGGTGGCCCCTATTATCTCATGCAGTCGGGCAATCTCGGCGGCCGCGTGGCCTATACCTGGGAGCCCGCCGGCAGCGTCGTGGCGCGCCGCGCGCCGCAACCGCCCCCACCCCCACAACAGGCGCCCTGATGGCACAGACGCAGGCGGCCGACGATCCCACCACATGGTTCCCGGTCGGTGACGACAGCGGGACGAAAACCAAGACGGACGCGCCTCCCGACGATCCGAGGTCGTGGTTCCCGGTCGGCAAGGAGGCGGCGAAGACAGTGCCGACCGGCGGCGGGGCCGCCGCCTGGCCAACGGCGCCCACCGTGGATGAGTGGGGGAACGTCGTCGGTGACCGGTTGCCTGGTCAGGACGTAGCCAACCGGATTTTCGGGGCCGGGCTCGACGCCTACAATCGCACCGAGCCCATCCTGACGCCCTACGCGCGGGACGTTTACAATCAGACGTGGCTGGGGCGGAACGTCGCCAACCCCCTGTTCGACGCGTGGGGCGCCGTGAAAGGGGCGGGGGCGGGGCTTGGCGCGGGCATCCAGGCGGGTGCCTATGAAGCCGGCAACGTCGTTGACCCTCGGCTTGGCCGCGACCTCGCGATGGGTTCTCAGGTGCTCACCGCCCTGTTGCCTCAGATGGCGGGACCAAGGGCGGGATTGCAGCCGCCGGTCGCCCCCGAGGTCAATCCGCTCGTTCCCCCCGCCGGACCACCAGGGCCGCCGTCGCCCCGGTTCGCCCGCGAGATACCACTGGCGCCGGAACGGCCGGCGGGCATGACCGACGCCGCCAGGATCGATCAGTTGATCAGCGCCGATACCGAGAACGAGGCCGCGATCGCACGGGCGAAAGCCGGGGAACCGCCGATTGACGAAAGCGTCAGGGCCGCCCCGCCCGACACCTCGGAGACGGCGGGGGCGGCGAACACGGCCGGCGACGTGCATGCCGGAGAGGCCCCGATCGGGCCGCGACCGGCCGGCGCGCAGGCCACGCCCGACGCCGACATCCCCGACCAGACCCGCGTCGAGCGAGCCCGCAACCTCCGCGTGTCGATCAACGAGAGCGCGAAGGACCGCGCCGGGCCTGGGTTGGTGGACGATACGACCTACGTCGAAGGCATTCCCGAACGGATGCGCCCGGAACGGGACTTCAGCCCGCAAACCGCACTCGATCACAAGGAACGATACGGCGAGGACGCGCCCGGCTATCGCGAACCCTATGACAAGAACCGCGACGAGCGTAACGCGGGCATGAAGGATTTGCTGGAGAGCGACGCCGGCGACGGCATCACGCTTGACCAGGCACGCAAAGCGCGGCGTGAGGTGGCGCCGGACGCGTTCGGCGCGTTCGATAATGAAAAGCCGGTGGACGCGAGCGGCCTCGACGGCACGATTCAAAAGGTCTTGGACAGCCCTGAAGGAAAACGGGATGCCGTCGCGCGGACGATGGCCAATGTCCGAGAGAAACTCTACGACGCGAACGGCAACCTGGAAACGGCGCCATCCCAACTCTACGGCGTGCGGAAGCACATCGATGACCTGATCGAGAAGGCCCGCCGCCCGATGGACCGGGAGGGCACCGACGCCGCCGTCGCGGTCAACCAGTTGCGTGATCTGCTGCCCCAGGTCGATGACCTGATTCAAAGCGGGGCCGACAAATACAAGGCGTATCGGCAGGCTTACCGCGAGGCGTCGCAACCCGTGAACCAGCAGCGGTTCCTGCAACAATATCAGGCCGGCACCAAAAAGATCACCGATGGCGAAGGCAACCTGCAACTCGCCAAGGTGAACCGCATGCTGGAGGACATCCACAAAGGCCTGACGGATACGAAGTTCAATCTGGCGCAGTCGCTGACCGACGAGCAGATCCAGAACATCGTCAACACGCGGAACGAACTGGCGACCCGCACGCTGCGCGACGAGCAGGCCAAGGTGCCGGGATCGCCCACAGCGCAGCTACTCAATCAGGCGGCGAAGCGGGGTACCGGGCCGCTCGCGCAGTCAGTCAGAGCGGGCGCCGAGGCCGTCGCGCATGGCACAGGCATCTACGCTCATATGCATGGTCTGCCGTTCCTGAACGTCCCCATGGGGGTTTACAGCGCGACGTTCCCCTACCGTACGGCGAGGCGCGAGGCGCGGGCGCAGGCGAAGATCGACGCCGGGACCAACGCGCTGAAACAGAAATTGCTGTCGCAAGACCCGGTCAACCCGCTCAGCCAGTATTGATCTGGTGGCGGCGGAACCGGGCCGGGATGCCGGAAGCCGGCCATGCGAGGCCCAGCGCGCAGAGCCCACCGATCGCGACGGGTACCGAGAAATAATCGTGGGGGCGACCGGGCGAGCCAGCCACCAGGG